ACAACTGCCCCGGTAATCTGCTCATATTCTGCATGAAAGCCCGTGTCCTCTTCCTCTGCTTTCAGTTCGCTTAAAAATTCCGGCTTTTCTCCGGTAATCATTGCCTGGATATAAAAGCCCGGCACTTCCGCTTTTACCGCATTGCTCAACAATTCCGCTTTTGCCGCTTCTTTCATAAGGTTGTAATATTCCGTGTGCTTCATGTCCACGGTTCCGTCACTTGTAAATCCGTCCATAAATCCCATATTAAATTCCTCGCTTTCTTATCTGTGAATTGGTGTTGTGAAATGATAAAGTGGTGGGTCATTTTCCACCGCTTCACGGTTCTTGTAAATCATAATGGTAAAACGGTCCTGGCCCTCTTCGTCCGGTTCCCGGCGTGCAACTGCTTCAAATCCATAACGGGCGTTAAGTTTCGCCCCATATACGGTATCTGTCAATTTTGCAATCTCACGGCTGCCCAGTGTCACGCCCTGGTCGGCTAACTGCTGCCACCGCTTAAATGTCTTGTCCAGGTATTTCAAAAAATCCGGCTCCACAATTCCGTTTAATGGTGTCACGCTCTTTTCCATGTGCTTTTCCTCGCTTTCCCGGTCCTATGACCGTTTACCCAGGCACGCCGCCGCATAATTTTCTTTATCCTGGCAAGCCTGGCCTTAAATTCCGGTAAATCTTCAATTCTTACCGTTATTGTCATTTCTGCCATGTCTCGTTCTCCTATAAATAAATTGTGTTATATAGGTTCATCTGCAAATCCGAAAAGGAATAATCCGGCGTTTCCTGCGGTTGCAACGGTGCCATAAGCCCACGTTTTTGCCATTCCTTATGTCTTATTTCCGGCGTTGGTCTGAACCGCTTAACCTCTGCGTCCATAAGTGCTTCCATGTTCCCGGCGTGTGCCATGAGGGCCAGGAACCCCGTATAAACGTCCTTTTCATTCTTTACAATCCGTAATCTGTCCGATTGTTCAAATACGGTCAAAAATTCCCGTAACTTCATAACGGCCACCCGTACTTGTGCAAATAAATGGAAACACACACAAAGGCAACTATCATAACCACGCCCAGGACGCCAAAGAAAATACGGCGGCCCCTTGGGCTTTCATTTGCACCCATTGAATAGATAATGGCTAACCCGGCCAGTGCCAGGTATAAAATTACTCCGCCGCCTATGAGTATCAATAAAACCGCAATCAATAAAAACACTTCTAAATTTGTCATGCTCTGTTTTCCTTTCTTTTAAAATGTCCACCCAATAGCAACCATGTAACTGCCCAACATAATAGAAAACTGCAAATCCTTTTCTTGCGGTATGTACACCAATGCAATAGAAAAGCCTATTTCTTCCGCTTCCCTCGCCGCAAAATAAAGCCCTTTTTCTCCCATTCTTCATTCCTCGCTTTCTGCTTTCTTTATGCCGATAAAAACACGCTCCGCACATGGAACCGCTATACTGTTGCCCAGTGCCATGTAACGGGCATTGTCGGACATTTCTTTGCCACTTGCCCCGTACCTTGTCCATTCGTCCGGGAACCCGTCCAGGCGTTCACATTCAAGCGGCGTAAGGCGGCGGACCCGGTATTTAACCGCTGCGGCAATCCGTTCCATTATCACGGCAAGGGTTTCACTTCCGCCCCCTGCTGCCCCTCGGCTCTTTTTCAACGTGCCCACGCCCTCTTTAAACTCTCCATAGCCGCTTTGTGTATATCCATACACTACCGCCGGGCAGTGTTGAGACATAAGCGTTGGGCTTGCTTCCTCTGTATATCCAATTCCCCCGGCCTTTGCTCCTGCTCTCGGAAGAAACCCGGCGGCATACGCTACGGCGTGCCGGTCCGCACCCGTAAGCGTTGGGGCTATGTCTTGATTTACGCCCAACTGGTGGCCGCCGTTTTTCTCGTTCCTGCCAATCACATTTCCGGCAATGGTGTAGACGGGAAGTAAATATAAGCCCGTTTTCCCACCGCCGCCCCCGGCGTTTCCCATGAGCGTTACGCTTGTTTTGGCGTTTATGTAAATTCTGTCTGCGGTGCGGCCAAAATCTAATTTCATTTGTCCGTCTGCGTCCTCTGCCATTCCTCTGCAATCCGTTCCAGTAAGGCTATTTTCAGAATTACCGGAATTTCCTTGTTCCTCTGCTCCGCCCTGCGAATGATACCCCAACACGCTTTCGCACTCAAAAAGTATTTGTCCGGCACGTCCATTTCCAAAATCATTGACAAGGTAGATACGTTTTCTACGTTGGGGCACTCCCCAAAATTGAGCGTCAAGCAATCGCCATGCGGTACACTGAACGTCCCCCCCTGGTCCCTCATTTCCAACCATTCCGGCGGTTGCCCATTTCCCACTTTTAGGCATTGAAATGTTGCTCTGTGTGATTTCTTCCAGGACCCGGCGGAAGTCCTCGCCTTTATTGCTTGAAAAAGCCCCGGCCACATTTTCCCAAATGATATATTTTGGATATTGTCCATTTGTCTTTTCCCTCATTTCCCTGGTTATTCTCACGGCTTCCATGAATAGGCCGGAACGGGAACCGTCAAGCCCCGTCTGTTTTCCGGCAACGCTCAAATCCTGGCAAGGGCTTCCAAAACTGATAATATCCACAACGGGGATTTTTGCCCCGTCTATCTGCGTAATGTCTCCCAGTTGTAGGGCTTCCGGGAAGTGCCGCTTTGCTATGTCTATACAATCCGGCTCTATCTCGCTTACCTATACCGTTTTGATACCCTGCCGCCTGGCCGCCAATGGGAACCCGGCTATTCCGTCAAAAAGACTTCCCAGTGTCATTTCTGCCGTGTTTTTCATAGCCATATCCTCTTTCCATATTCCGGCGTAAATTCCGGTATTGTATTTTTCTCCTGCTTCCCGGTTTCCGCTTCACTGTAATATTTCTGTTTCTCCTGCCTGGAAAAGAAAACTGTCCTTGTTGGTATTCCGGCGGCGTCCAGTTTCGCCTTTATTTCCCGTGTCTCTTCTCTATAAAACCGCTCCATGTGGTCCGCTACTGGTTTGGTGTAATCTAAGGGCGGTTTTGATACATTCAATAAAGCCCGTAATATTTCCGCCGTGGTTCTTCCGCTCCGTCTATATGTTGTGTTGGCAATAAATGTTTTCTGCCAAATAAACAGTTTAAAGCCCAGGGCTTTTTCTACTGCCGCAAATGTCTTTTCCAGTTCCGGGGAAAAGTTTGTTGGTGCATAAATCCATTCCGGTATTTTTTCCATGTTAAGTTCCTCGCTTTCTAAATTCATTACCCTGGTATAAGTGCGGAATATTCCGTTTTAAACCCGGCTATTTCTTTCCCTCTCATAATCGGAATTACTGCCACCTGGTATTTGATGCCCGTTACCGTGTCCCATGACCGTGTGTTTTCCTCTAATTCCGTGTTGATTTTCTCCGCCAATCCGCCCGGCGTTTCGTCTCTTAAAATTTTCACAATGCACTTGCTCATATTAAAGCC